CCTTGATAAGCAATATAATTTGCCCAACCAGTTCCAGCAAAGTTTAGCTCTTGTTCTAAAGATTTGTCATAGTAGCGCAAGTTTGCTAATAGACTTCTGTTTTGGCTATATAGCAAATAATTGTTTGGTTTAAATTCAAACTGAAATGGCACTACAGTAACAATTTCGCTTGTAGCAATTCGCTGATTGCGGCTAATAACTTGACCAACAAACCGCTGGTCATTAATGGTTACTTGTTCGGCAATAGAAAGAATAGTTGTTAAATTTGGCATATATTATCTGCTTTGTGGCAGTCCTCTTTGCGCCGCTTGATTAGCAGACCAGATTGCTGTTTGATTTTTAGCAATAAATTGCAAACCAGATTGAGTATCAATTGCCGACATATTTTGAATATATGGACCATTGTAAACAACCGATTGACCACCGCCCATTGTTTGCGCCAATTGATTATTTGGGATAATTGTCCCAGCAGTTCTTGGAATAAACAGTTCTGGTCCTTTCTCACCGACTAAAGCTGGCATACCTACTGGCGGTTCGCCACCACTAGCAAAAGCGCCAGACATCCATTGAGAAGTGCTAATAGAATCTACAGAACTGCCACCACCGCCAAATATTCCAGACATCCAGCTTGATGCACCACTAATGGCTTGCATCATTAACATTCTGGCTTGAATTTTTAAAAGATCATTAATAATGCTTCTAGTAAAATCAGCAAAGTTAAATTTGCCAGTATCAATAAAAGTATCTAAGGCTTTTGTCATATTGCCTGTAATACTGTTAAACATATCTTCAGCGGTTTTTGCATAGTTTGTAGAATCTTCTTTAAACTGTGCAAAAGCTCTATCCCAACCATAACTAAAAGTGCGCTGTGTCTTAATGGCATATTCTTCATTTTTTCTAGCCATATCAGCATATATATCGCCAAGCCTAGAAACCTCTTGTGCTTGTCTATCTAATTCTTGTGTAACTTTTTCAATTTCTTTTTTATCGCCTGTGCTATGCGCTACAGCTTCTTCTTTCTTTTTGGCAATCTCATCTAGCTTTTTGCTAGTAGCATCTAACACTTGATTTACTGCGGTTTGCACTCTAGCTTCATCTTTAGTCATGCCAAGCATTAGATTGCGGATGGCTTGCTGTTGAAGTGTAAAAGACATCTGGCGCTGGTATTCAATAGATACCAGTTTTGCTACTGCCAGCATTTGTGCCATTCTTTCTGCGGCTGGGTCTTTGCCGGGGGTTACTTGACGATTGCCGCCTTCTTCCCCTGCTTTAGCTTTTACATCATAAATACCAGCATCAATCTTGCGCCATTTCTGAACAAAAGAAGTAGCATCATCATTTAGCTTTTTAAGTTTGGTTTCCATTTGAGAAGTATCAATATTGCCAAATGCTCTATCTGCAACAATACCAATATATTCAAAAGACTTGCCAACCAAAACTGCCGCACCCCAAAGACCCATTAATACTTTTCTAATTGCTTCAAATACATCTTCAGCCATACCGCCTTTGGCATTGATAGTATCAAACATAGCATTTAAAACAGGCATTACTTTTTCAGTAAATATTAACCCTGTTATGGCGGCTTTCTTAGCCAGCTTGTCATGCAAATCAGCGGCATTAGCCACAGCATCAGCATATCTATCAAATTCTTGTGTGCCTTCTTTAACCAGATTGTTAAAGCCTTCTACATCGACACCCCTAAAGCCTTTTCCAAGCAATGCCAAACTAGCGCCAGTTTGACTAGCTTTATCGCCCAGCTTAGACATTCCATCTACTGATTTTTGGAATATTTCTTGTGTAGATAGCTTGCTTAAATCTTGCAGGCTTACACCTACTCTAGCAAATGCATCTTGTAATGGTTTAGAGCCTTGGGCGGCTTTGTCGATATTATCGGAAAACTTAACAAGAACTTTGCCAGCATCATCAGCATGACCGCCAGACATTTCTAGCGCATCTGATATTTGTAGAATCTTAGAAATGCCAATTCCTGTGGCATCGGACAAATCGGACATAGCATCAGAAAATTCTAATGCTTTGTAAGTCATTGCGGCTATACCAGCGGCGGCAACATCAGTAGCTAAACTAGCAAATTCTTTTAATTTGGATTTGGCTTCATTTAAGCCTTTGGTAAATTCGGCTATGTCTATGCCGAGAACTACTCCTAATCTTGCGACATTCTGCGCCATTTTCTACTTTCCTTTTAACTTACTTGGTGCGCCCGGATGCATCATTGCAAATGCAAGCAAACTATTACTGACTTGTTCTTGTCTTTGTTCTGTAGTTAATGGCGGATATAAATAACTATATGCCTGCGGAATAATATCTTGAAGTTTAAATGGAGTTTTGCCTTTTGGCAAGGTCATATTAAAATGCCCGGCAGTTAAAACACCTAAAGTTTCTAATATCCCAAGATTACCAATAATGCCATCATGATACATAATGCATATATCGGTAAAGGTCTGCTCATCAATACTATCTGGATCAGTTCCATGAGCAGTCAAATAGGCTTTTACTTGTCTGCGAACTGACCCAATTACTTTCCCCTAGTTTCTTTATGATCCGGGGATATGGTATCGCCAATTAAGCCAATCAATTCCATTTGAATGGCAAATGGGAATAGTTCTTCAATCATTTCATAGGTAACAGTATTCATATCAAATTCTTTTTCTTCTGGAACAAGAAATTTGAATAAAGTAGTAATCCGCTTTTCTGTTAATGCTTTATTTTTAGCGGCATCCCTTAATGATTTACCTTTAATAATAATATCATTATCTGTATATTTAATATTAGAATCTTCTTTGGCTTTATTTTTATTTTCAATTAATTCTTTAGATAATTCTTGATAATATTTATTAGTAATATTTTCATCAACATTATCCATATCTTTTTGGATTAATTCAAATTCAGAAGTTAATGGCACTTTAACTTTAAAAGTATGCCCAGCAAATTCAAACGATCTAATCCTAATAGATTCTTTTTGCTCTATAAACTTGCTACCTAATGCCTGTGCAAACTGATTCATTTCTAACCTTTCTTGGCTTGTCTTGCTTGATATTTATCTAGTGCTATTTTTAAGGATTGTGCTAAAGAATTTAAAACTGGTTGAGTGCTGGTTTCCATTGCTGGGCGCATAAATGGTCTGCCTGCCATTTTTGCTGTGCCAAATTCATTGGCTACTGCTCTGGCATCGCTGGCTATGCCTGTTTCTTTTTGTCCTGTGCGCTGATTTACAAACTTCTTTTTCTTTAAGACATTACCGGGAGCAGTAGTAACTATGCCTATGACTACATCTGTAGGATTGACATAGATTGACCGCTTATCTCGGCTTGTAGGCTTTCTGGCTTCAATTCTAAGGGATGCCCTAAGTGCGCCAGTATCAACAGGCACAAGCGATTGTGCTTTGCTTAAAACTGGTTGCATAGCCAGCTTTACAGCATTGTTTAAAATCTTTTTGGAATCTTTTTCGCTAAAATCATTTTTTATCTGATCTAGCATTTGAGAAAATTCTTCTATTCCCTCAAATTGAACAGATATTACATCAGCCATTTCCATCACTCTTGATTAATTTTTGATATATGGAATTATTTAATTTAATAACATAATCAGCAATTTCATCAGGAGATAATTTATCGGCATGATACTTGGCAATCTCATGCGCCAAATAAATTCCTGTTATTCGCTGTTGAGCAAAACCAAACCAGTTCTTTGTTCCAGAACTGGCTTGGCTTAATAAATAACTTAGTAGGTCTGTGCTGTTTTCTATTCTTTTATCTGTCATATATTAATCGTTGTCTGACCAACCATATTGATTGCCGCGAGGATGAATTGAGAATATGCACTTTGCTTCTGCGCCGGGTTGAGCATCAATCTTAAATTCACTTACTCGACCATTGAAGGCATAAGCAACAGTATTGCTACCATCTTTAGCCGCAACAACAAAAGTGCGATCAATAATTCCGCTGTAAGCATCGCCGCGCATTAACAATAAGCCAGCATCGCTAGGATTCCAAGCGGCTGTAATTGTCAAAGAAGTTGGCTTTGACTGTGTAGGAATCTGATCTGATTGGCGCGCACCAGCAACCATAAAGGAAGCAGAAGCATCATCTTGACCAAAAGCAGGAATAGCTTCAACATTTAATTGTTCGCCAGCAGTTCCAGTTCCATTTGCGGCTGTGCCAACAATATCGCCTACTTCATCAACCCAAGTAGATAATTGAGATACAGTTAATGGAGTAGGGCTTACATTAGTTTGACACCATAGGGATGCCGAAAATCCGGGTAAAACTTGATTTGGGATAGCCATTTTAATTCCTTAAAAAATAATTAATTAATTTTATCTTATTAGGTTGGAATATCCAAGGTGCAATCCATTGTGATTTGATGCAACCCTACAGTATTATCATAAGTATTATATAACCAAACTACATCGGCTTTGGCAATATAAAAGCCAGCCATGCCACCAAATTGCCCATTATATCCATGTAATGCTTGAATAATAGTATTTGCAATTCCAAAAGCATCCTGCATATTCTGGGCAAATACATTCATTTGAACTACTGGGCGATCAATGCCTTTATTATTCTGGTTTACACCAGTATATACAGGCTGGTGAACATTTCTCAATTGCCATGCCACAAATTTAGGCTCAGAAGCAAAATTGCGGTTGAAATTGGCATAAACAGGCACAGGATTAACAATACTAGATAACTGGTATTGGATTGCTTGTGCATACTGCACCACATTATTTTGGCTCATACTGGGACTACCGGATCATTTCTGTAGCACAAGAATGTAACATTCATGCGATCATTGGTTTCATAGCAATCGGTAATTCGCCAATCTTGATTGCGGTAAGTGATGGAATAAAGCTGTTGAGAATCCACCATTCTTCTTGTATATGGGGTGTAATTTACAGTAAGTTTTACCAAATCTGTATAAACCCTTTCATTTGCAGTTATCTGCAAAGCATTATGAACATCCGCTACTCTAGCCCTAGTATTAAACCAAGGGGTTATGGTAGTAGTGTATTGACCAATATCATCCACAGAATTGGTTACATTGTTTACTACTACATTTTCATAACGAGCAATTGCCATTACATCACCAATGGTTTGTAAGGTCTAAGTAACTGGGCAACACCAAATGGAATCTCATCTAATTTGCCATTAAAAGTATTGCTACGATTGTTATATAAATGGGTTAAAAGCAATAAACCAGCCTGCTGTATATTAGGATAATATGCAAGTGGATTTGCCGCTGTAGTATAGGTAACTACTACAGGGCTAGTAATTACTTGGCTAATCTCATTTGGAATGCTATTTGCTACTACTTTATTTCCTGTTGGGTCATAAAAGTAAGCTGTTGGGTCAAGTGGTGTATAAACTGGTGGATTAGCGCCAGAATAATAAGCCACTTCATCAATAGTAGTATTTCCAATGCCATTAGTTACTTCAGGCAGATCAAAGCATTGCTGAGTGCCTGACATGTCATTTGTAGCCCCATAGTAGCACCGATA